TAAGAGCTGGCCAGCAACCGACATCAGGTTCAATAGGTAACGTGATAAAAGAAAACATCAATGAAGATAAAAGTTCAATATATCTTTCCACTAATGAAACTATTGAGCTCGATGGTTTGTCTACTAGTGGTGGTCGGTCTTTTGGTGAAGAGAGTATAAAAGGTAATAGTATCGTAATGAATTCAGATAAATTATTTTTCAATGCTAAAAATGGTAATGTAAATGTAAGAGCATCTAAAGATTTAATTCTACAAGGTGATGAAGTTTTCATACATGCTAATAAAGGTAGAACTATAAAGTTAGGCCCACCAGGTGCAATATTTATACCAACTTTAAATTCTGAAGTGATTGGTGAATTGTTTTTTTTACTGATTGATGTTATAACTGATATTCAAATATTCTCACCTAAATTAGCAACACCGGCAACAGCTGTCTCGGCTGCAGCTGACCTTGTTAAACTTGGGACAGTAAAATTACCAAAGATATTGAATATAGTAAAGAATGAATTATATTTGAATAAAGATATATTAGTACCCGACCCACGAATTCTTTTTAGTAGAAAGAAAAAGAAGAAAAGGAAAAGGAAAGAATTAGTAACTAGTGTGGAGAATGCTGCTACAAGAGATGACGGTACATTTGATTCTGAAAATTTTGAAAGACCAGCCAAACGAGATGCAGATGGTAATCGAAGTGTCGGCCCAAGAAAATATTAATAATAGGAGTAGTCATGAATAAAAAACAATTTATGAAAATAATAACAGAAGTGGTTCGTAGAGAAGTCAAAAAAGAGGTACAAAAGATACTTATAAATGAAGAAACTTCTCATCAACTAACTGATATTATCCCTGAGGTTTCAGAACCAAAACAAAAAGTTGAATATACTAAAAACAAAAGTTTAAACGATGTTTTGAATGAAACCGTTGGATTAACAAAATCAGAGAAACAAAATGGTGAGTATCCAACTTTAGGTGGTGGAGCTTTTGATTCATCCCGTATGAGTGAACTACTGGGATATGGAAAAACAGATGAAGTTAAAAGGGATATGGTGGCAGTCGATACCATAAAGAAAGCTGGTAGGTCAGTTGAAGAAGTCCCAGAGCACGTAACAAATGCTTTGACACGTGACTATAGTGATTTAATGAAAGCTTTAGATAAGAAGAAAGGAGTTTAAAAAATGGCAAGTAGTGCAAGAGAAATTGATTTAGACCCAAGAAAATATGTTGGTTTATCTTTTCCGTTGAGAAGTGATAACAATAATGACTTTGCACTTACTAAAAATTCACTGCAACAAGCTCAACATAATTTGAAAAATTTACTTTTAACATATCCAGGCGAAAGAGTTGGTCAGCCTGATTTTGGAAGTAGACTAAGAGCTATATGTTTTGAACCAGATGACGGAGATTTACCTGAAAAATTACAAGCAGAAATATTAAGAGCGGTCGGATTGTGGTTACCATATATAAACATAATAGAGGTAAACACTTTTACAGATGCTGGTGATGAAAATAGAGTTATTGTTAGTATAAAATATGCAACTACTTTAGACCCCGAAACTTTACAGTCAATAACAGTAGACGCAGGTTATACTGCAACTAGGAGTTAAGATGGCACGTACAACAGTAAAAAAAGATGTAGTAAAAACAGTAAATTATCTTAATAAAGATTTCAATGACTTCAGAAGTAATCTGATTGAATTTGCTAAACAATATTTTCCAAATACGTATAATGATTTTAATGAGGCATCACCTGGCATGATGTTTATTGAAATGGCTGCTTATGTTGGGGATGTACTTTCTTATTATATAGATTCTCAATTTAAAGAATCACTATTAGCATATGCAGAGGAAAAACGAAACGTTTATGATATAGCACAATCATTTGGTTACACACCAAAAACAACTGCGGCTGCTGATGTTGTTTTGGATGTGTTTCAAACTGTACCAGCTCTGGATGACAATCCTGATTTTAGATATGGTCTGGTCATTCCAGCTGGTGCAACTATTGAGGCCACATCTAATGGTACTGTTTTTCGTACTTTAGAAGATGTGACTTTTAAATCTGATGATTTATCTAATAAAATGGAGATATCTATTTTTGAAACTAATGCTGGTGCTCCAACTAAATTTTTACTCAAAAAGAAAGTAAAAGCTCAAAGTGGAACAATAGTGTCAGAGTTTTTTGAGTTTGGAAATGCTGAAAAATATTCACAATTAAAATTGTCCAATGAAGATGTCATAGAGATTATTTCGTGTACAGATAGTGACGGTAATAAATGGTATGAAGTAGATTCTTTGGCAAGAGATACTGTATTTGATGAAATGGAAAATAACACAGACAACGATCCTGTATCAGTTGTGGATGGTAAAACTGCTCCATATATCTTAAAATTAAAAAAGACATCTCGTAGATTCACCAGTTACATAAATGAGGAAGATAAAGTAATTCTAAGATTTGGAGCTGGTATATCTGATAATCCAGATGAAGAGGTAATTCCAAATCCAACTAATGTGGGTTCTAATTTACCAGGCAGTCCAAGTTATTTAACAGATGCTTTTGACCCAAGTAGTTTTCTTAAAACAAGAACATTTGGACTAGCACCAGCTAACACTACATTGACTATAAAGTATTCATTTGGTGGGGGTTTAGATGATAATGTACAATCAGATACTATTACTCGTATTACAAGTATCAGTTATGAAATACAAGATGCATTATTGGTTGGTGCTACAGTTCAAGAGACAAAAGACTCGGTAGCATTTACAAATCCTGAACCAGCAAAGGGTGGTTCTGGTGGTCAAACAGTTAGGGAAGTACGTGAAAGTGCTTTAGCTCACTTTCAAGCACAACAAAGAAATGTGACAAAAGAAGATTATATCGTTAGAGCGTATTCATTACCACCAAAATTTGGAAGTGTGGCAAAGGTTCATTTCGTACAAGACGACCAATTAAATAAATCATCTGAGACTGAAGAATTAGAGAGAACTATAACTGAGGCTGATATAGGTTCTACAGTACTGTCATTACAAACTGGTAGAATACCAAATCCATTAGCTATGAATATGTACACTTTAGGTTATGACTCAAATAAAAAATTAACAATATTGAGTGATACGGTAAAACAAAATTTGAAAACTTACTTATCACAATTCAGAATGGTAACAGATGCAGTCAATATCAAAGACGCTTATATAATAAACATTGGAATTGATTTTGGTATATTAACAAAAATTGGTTTTAATAAACAAGACGTACTTCTTAGGTGTGTAAACACAGTAAAAGATTTCTTCGAAATAGATAGATGGCAAATAGGACAACCAATTACATTATCAGATATAGCATATGAAATATCATTAGTAGATGGTGTTGCAACAGTTGTCCCACCATCAGAAAACAATCCAAATAATTTACCAATAGTTGTTACTAATAAATTCAGTATAGCAGAGGGATACTCTGGTAATTTTTTCGATATAACAAGTGCTCTTAGAGAGGGTGTATTATATCCATCATTAGACCCAAGTATTTTTGAAATACGATATCCTAATTCTGATATTAAAGGTAAGGTACTTGGTGATAATTTAGGTGTAGGAGAGTAATAGATGCATTTTTTTACATTCGCAGATAAAGATGCTACTTTATATGAAGTAAGTAGTAGTATGAATAGTGGGTTGGATGAGGTATTAGAAGTTCGTAAAGATGTTAGTGATACTGGAGATTCTATTAATGTTTCTCGTATAGTGATAAAATTCCCACTAACTAATATATCACAATCAATAGTTGATGGTAGATTAGGTGGTGCTGTTCCAAGATTTTATTTAAATTTATATGATGCAAGACCAACGTCTCTAGCTACATCACAAAGTTTATATGCTTATCCTGTCAGTCAATCTTGGACTATGGGTGATGGTCGGTCTTATGATGACCCAATTGTTGAAGAAGGCTGTAGTTGGTATTATAGAAATGGTGAAACAGATGGAACTTTATGGGGCCCGACATACTCTGGTTCAAATACAGTAAGTTCTTCAGGTGGAGCTTGGATAAGTGGAAGTGGTAATGAGGGTCAAGTAAACTTTGACCATAAAAGTTCTGATTTCAGAATGGATGTAACAGACATTGTTGATAAGTGGTTGAGTGGTTCATATACTAATTATGGATTCATGGTAAAAAGAAGTGGTAGTGTTGGTAATACAAATAGTAATACTGATGAGGGTAGTACTGATAAATTAGGTAACTTTGCATTTTTCTCATCAGACACTCATACAAAATATCCACCTACGTTGGAAACAGTCTGGTATGATTCAAAATGGGAGACTGGTTCATTAGACCCACTTACATCTACAAATTTAGAAGATATGATTATTTATATGAAAGGACTAAGACCTGAGTATAAAGAAAATTCAAAAGTTAAATTTCGAGTTGTCGGAAAAGAGAGATTTCCATCAACAACATATTCTACAACACCAGCAAATTTGACGGTAAAATATTTACCAAGTGGTTCATCTTTTTACTCTATAAAAGATGCTGAAACTAATGATGTGATTGTTCCGTTTAGTAGTGCTTCTTTGATTAGTTGTGACAGTACTGGTAATTATTTTAATTTAGATTTAGAAGGGTATCAACCTGAACGATATTATAGTTTAGAGTTTAGAGTACAAAGTGGTAGTAATACTGTTGATGAAACAGACCAATATTTTGATGAGGGATTTACATTTAAGGTTTCAATCTAATGCCATACACAAAAGACGAATTACAAGAAGTAGATTTTTATCGAGAGTTCATAGATAAAAAAAGATATGACTATTTAGATAGGATTAGTAAGTCTGCTCTTAATGGATTCAGAAAAGAAGATGGAGTTCTTGTTTCATTTGAGGATATACAAACTGGTAATGGACTTGAGGATGCAGATTTTAGTAGTGAGTATTATACTCAATTTATATCAGCTTTGCAAGGTGAGACTGGTCAATTTTTAAATATATTAAATGCTGACTTCAACGCCTATATGAATGATACTTCAAACTTACAAGGATTCAATGCAAATATGAATCCAAGTGATTTACCTGATGTACCACCACAATATTTTGAAAGTGATATACCTGCTTACATACAAACCTTACTGGTAAATAAATATAAGGGAAGATATAGAGACACAATTAAAACCAGTAATTTAGAACAAATTATAGACAGGTCTATAACAGAACTTGCAGACGTACAATTTGCTGAAACACTACCAGAAGGTGTTTCAAATGGAGATGTAATAACAAATGAATTTGCAAATGATAGTAGAAAGTGGTTAATAGAAAATAATCAAAAAAGAATTTTTCCTACTTTAGAATTATTTTATGGTCTAGGTATACCTTTTAATGAGATAGTTATGTTAACCACTCCACAACTTAATCGAATACCAGATGGGGAGCCCGTAGACTAATGGCAAGATTAAATGTAAAAGATAGAGAATTAGTAGAGATAAAAAACCCAGTAGATTTATCCTCTCAAAAATATCAATATTTGGGTGGTGAGTTTTTGGAGAATGAAGATGACTATATTGAAGTTTTAATTCATGACGTTCAAGAAAATTTTTTAGAAAGTGCAATTGTGAATTCAGAGGATTATACAAGAGATGACAATGGTAACATTAGGTTGAAAACAGGTAGTATACTAAGAAAATTAGGTTATGATAGAGGTAGATTCACAATCAAATATAATTTTTTAAGAAAAGTTGCAGGTTCATATGAAAGTGTTCTGGTGGATAATGATAATAACATTTATGACGGTGAATATCATGTATTACCAAATGGTAAAATAAGAGCAGGTTCACCAGGCTCAAATGGAATAAATTTATATTTGAAAGAATATAAATATTACATACATGAGATATCACCATCAAGAAGTGAAGTTAGGTTAGCTCCACAAAATATATCAGAGGGTAAATACCTGAGAGATTTTTACAACACACAGAGAACTCGTGAAACCGTCACGTCAAATCAAACAGAAGAAAGTCAAATTGAATTTATTACTCCGAGTTCAGATGTAAGTAGAGATGATTCTACTTTAATGAGATTTGCAAATCCAAATTCTAAATTCACAAAAAATATGATTGGTGGTAAATTAACGATTCCAAATGTTTTTCTTACTGGTTATACAGAAGTACCAGTAGGGCCACCAGCTGGTGCTTTTGTAGATGAAGAAACAGAAGGTAACATGCAAGCTAGATTTCGTCTTTTGAAAAATGGTAGTTTTCAAGAAATATCCAATCCACTTGGTTTCGGTGACCCATATTTTAGAAAAGCAATTGAGGTATTTGCTAACGAGGGCCAAAGTCCAGGCCCAGAGGTTTATCCTGGAAATGTTAATGGTCAAAATGGTGCAGATTATGCATATCATGTTACACCGAGTGGTGGGGTAAAAATGAAAAATATTATTAGGTTAAAAACTGGTACTAATTTATTTTCACCAGTACATTTTCTATATGATGAAAATGATGAAGGCTCTACTATCACTTTAGTTAGTAATTCAATACTACCAAATTTAGAAATACCTACAACATATACTTGGGAGATTGACGGTTGGGATTTAGATTATGCTCCAAGTAGAACTTATGATAGCGGTTACAGTTACCATAACGGATGGGTTTTCAACAGAATATTTCCAAAAGAAGGTGACGAGGGTAATTACTCCATAGAGACTCCAGGTGTTGCTAATGCAGCATCACCAACTGGGCTATTACCTAATCAAGCTTCTACAACAGATTCAACAGATGGTAGTACTTTTCAATTTAAACTATATAGTAAAAACACAAGAGTGGGTGTTAAGTTGACCGTGAGTCAAGCAACTGGTATAGGTGCAAATTCCACCTCAACATTACATTTACCTTGTATTGTAGAGAGGTTATAAAATGCCTGAACTTAATGAATTAAATCCTTTTTTTAAACAACCAACACTTGATGATTTTAGAAATCCACAACAATATAACTCTGCTGCTGGTAGTGACGAACAGGAGACTCCACCAGAATATAATTTAGACGATACTGCTCCTTCTGAAATTGAAGGTACAAATTATCATTTAATAGAGGGTTTATATGATAATGTCATTGATAATATAAACCAACTTCTTGGTTCATACGGTAGAGACATAACTGTTAGAATCTCTGGTGCATACCTAGGCAATAACTATGGTAATAAACCAACTGACCCAAAACCCATGTTCAAGAATGCTCAATGGAGACTTATAGATGAGAATGATGTGGTGGTTGCGACAAATGGAATACAGGAATTTGATGAAGAACCTGACTCTGATATATGGACTTTCCGATTGAATGAAGTTGCTTATGGTGGTGAGAGTCCACATCCAATAAGAACATTAAGAATCAAAGCTATAATAAATTACAGCGTAACTACAGGTGGGGGTGGTAATCTTGGAATCGGGGGTTTATCAGAATCAGATTTAATAGTAGAACAAGATGCTTTAGAAACATTTGAATTTATTGCAGTACCTGAACCACAAGACCCACCAGCCCCACTTTTGATACCAAAAT